TGACCACAAGGTTCGGCTTGCCTGCCGGGCCATGTGCAAGAACGACGACATCGTTAAGGCTGCGGGGCTCCGCTGGCCTGATCTGTTCAACGTGGAAGGCGACGCCGTAACCGTGCCCAAGGAACGTCCGCAGCTTGTCAGCATCGGGGCGATAGCAACCCTGCGCATGTGGCTGGACTCGCTTCCGGTGGGGGACGGGTCGTACGCCGAGGAACGGTTTGGGATCACCAAGGATGCCGCCGAGCGAATCGGCCTGCGATGGGCCGCACCGTCCGCCGATGGACCCTCGTTTATCTCGTCGTCATTCGGCCGGTTCCCGCGCATGGTGGTGCCGCTGAACGGATTCGACGGCGTCACCCGTGGTGCCCAGGGTCGCGACCTTTCCGGGCAGTGCCCCGGACGGTGGCTGTCGCTGAGCAACCCCCAGGGGCAGCGCTGGACCCCCTACGGCGTGTTTCGGGGAGAGGCCGGATACGGAGTCACGCTCATAACTGAGGGGCCCGGAGACGGCCTCACAGCGGTTGCGGTCGGATATGACGCTGTCGCTGTCCGGGGTGCCTCGCTGGCGTCCTCCCCGGAGTTGATCGCGGAGCTTGCCGACGGCCTGCGGGGCACTCAGGTAATCGTGGCTGGCGACAACGACACGGCGGGGCAGACGTTCAGCCGTCGGCTCGCTGAGGGTCTGGCAGAGCACGGAATCGACGTATACACGCTGGCCATTCCGAACGCCGGGGATGACCTTACGGACTGGCGCGAGCGTGACCCGTCCGAGTTTGCCGCTGCTCTTCACCGCGCTGTCAAGGCAGCTATGCCCGTCAAGATGCATGCCGAGGCCGAGGCAGCCACCGTATCGGCGGAACTCAGCGAGGCAACCGGCGCCGATGTGGTGAGCCGTGACCAGGGCACCGAGGCTGCCCGCGTGATCGCTGGCCTTATCGAGCGCTACGGCGAGTCTGACGCGATGAACGCGCATGCCCTGGTGGCGTGGACCGACGGCCGTATCAAGTTTGCCCCCGGGCTCGGCTACTACGTGTGGGACGGCCGTGTCTGGCAGCGCGACGGGTCGGGCACCCTGGTACGCCAAGAGATCCACCGCATGGGCGCCGCGCTGACCCTCGCCGGGAAGCTCGACCAGGCAAAGCCGTTCCTCATGACGACGCGCATTGACGCGCTGATGACTGAACTGCGCTCCGTCCCGAGCGTCTATGTGGAAGCTGCCAAGTTTGATGCCGCACCGGACCTGCTGAGCTTCCGTAACGGCACGGTGGAACTCCGAACCGGCAAGCTCCGCCCGCATGACAAGCGGGACATGATGACGTACGCGCTGGACATCAACTTCCGGGCCGATGCCCCCGCGCCTCGCTGGGAATCGTTCATGGTCGAGATCTTCCCGGACATGCCCGAGATGGTCCCGTACATGCAACGCATGCTTGGTTACGGAATCACCGGCTACACGGACGAACAGTGTTTCTGCGTGCTGTGGGGCAAGGGCGCGAACGGCAAATCAGTCCTGACAGACACGCTGACGGCGGTGTTCCGGACGATCAGCACCACGACCCCCTTTGCGACGTTCGAGGATAAGGCCAGCGGCGGCATCCCCAACGACCTTGCAGCGCTGCGCGGTTCTCGTCTCGTCATGGCGTCTGAGGGGGAGTCGGGGCGCCCGATGTCTGAGGCCGTACTGAAACGGGTCACCGGCAAGGATGAGATTGCGGCCCGATTCTTGCGTCAAGAGTTCTTCACGTTCCGCCCGACGTTCCTTCTCATGCTGGCGACCAACCACAAGCCCAAGTTTCGCGGCCAGGATGACGGCCTTTGGCGCCGCGTCAAGATGGTGCCGTTCAAGCGGTTCTTTGCCCCCGGCGAGCGAGATCACAACCTTGACCGAAAGCTACTCGGCGAGGCGGAGGGCATTGCGGCCTGGTGTGTTCGCGGTGCGGTGGCCTGGTTCGCCAACGGCTTGCAGGATCCGGAGTACATCAGCGCTGCCACGGACGAATACAAAGCCACGTCGGACACGCTGGCCGGTTTCTTCCCGGGCGTGCTTGAGGCGGACGACACGGCGCGCATCAACGGCGCTGACGCATACAACGCTTACCGCGAATGGTGCGAGGCCGAGGGGCTACAGACCAAAGAAGTGTGGTCGCGAAAGCTGTTCTATTCCGCGATGGAAGAGCGCGGCATTCAGCGCGTGCGGGTCGCTAAGGGCATGGCCCTGGTGGGCGTTCGAGTCGCTGGTACCGAAGTGAAGGCAACGGGTCCGGGCATCTTCGCCCAGGACTGACACAAGCGTGCAAGCGCACATACCGGAGCACGGGTCGCCTACTGAAATGAGTAGGTGACCCGTTCGCATGAGAGGGGCGCACGTGCGCATCTACCCGTACCAGGTTGCCGGACAAGACGTCACCGTGAAGGTTCCGGAGACTCGCGAGGATCTCAACGAGTTCAAGCGCTGGATTGTCGACGCGAACAACCGGGGCCCGATCGCGCTGGACACGGAGACAACTGGTCTCGACATCTACAGCGACACCTACCGTCTGCGCACGGTGCAGTTCGGCGACGCACGGACCGGGTGGGTAATCCACTGGGAGCGGGGCGGCGAGTTCGTCCACTACGGGGAACGCGCGCTGGACTACGTGAACCGGTTCCTGATTCACAACGCCCCGTTCGATTGGTGCGTGCTCGACCGGCACACGCGGGAGAGCATCGAGAGCCTTGCCCCGCGCACTACGGACACGCGCCTACTCGCTGGCCTGATCGATCCCCGGCAGCCGCAGGAAGGTGGACGGGGGACCGCCCTCAAGCCTCTGTGTGCCTGGTACGTGGACCCGTCCGCGCCGGACACCCAAGGGGACCTGACAGCGGTGTTCCGGTCCCTCAAACTGACCAAGGAAACCGGGTGGGCCGGGATCCCGCTCGACCACCCCACCTACAACCTGTACGCGGGTCTTGACGTCATCCTGACTGCCCGGCTGGAACCGGCACTCCGCCGAGAGCTGGACATGCTCAGCGTGTCTAACAAGCTGGTGCAGTACGAGCACGAGATAGCCCGTATCTGCGCGATCATGCAGCGTCGCGGCCTGGTGCTCGATGTCGACTACACGCGGCAGCTTCAGTCCCAACTCATGCATGATGAGCTTGAGTTCACCGGCGTAGCCGCTCGGTACGGGGTGGCCAACGTGAACGCGCCCCGGCAGATCGCTGAGGCACTGGCCGGTATGGGGGAGACCCTCAGCGAGACCACGGCCAGCGGTAACGTCAAGGTCGATAAGGCAGTGCTTCACCGGCTCGCCGATCTGGACTTTGCATCGGGCGAGCCCCTGGGATCCCGCACGCCTAACCCGCTTGCCGAGGCGATCCTCAAGAGCAAGCGCGCCGGTAAGTGGCGTTCCTCGTACGCTGACACGTTCCTTGAGACGGTCGACGCTGACGGCCGGGTGCACTGCTTCATCAACTCAATGCGTGCGCGGACGGGACGCATGTCCATCACGCGGCCTGCGCTTCAGACGCTCCCGAGCCGTGATCAGATGATCCGCCGGGCACTCTTGGCCGAACCCGGTCACGTCATGGTGTCGACCGACTTTAAGGCCGTCGAGTTGCGCGTGCTCGCTGCCCTTGGCGACGTGAAGAACATGAAAAAGGCGATCGCACAGGGCGCCGACCTACACGCGTTCACGGCGTCCATGGTCTACGGGCCCAACTTCACGAAAAACCAGCGTGAGAACGCTAAGAAGATGGCATTCGGAACCGTCTACGGCGGGGGACTGGCAGCGCTTGAGCGGCAGACCGGTGCACCCCGGGCGGAGCTTGAGGCGGCGCTAGGGGCGTTCCACCGGGCCTACCCGGAAATCAAGCGCATGTCCAACCGTTGGCAGCGCGAGGCGTACGAGACCGGCATGGTTCACGTGTCGGTCACGGGTCGGCGTCTGCCCCTGGATCGCTCGCGCACGTATGCCGTCATCAACTACGCCGTGCAGAGTGCCGCGCGTGACGTGCTGGGGCAATCGCTGCTCAACATCGAAGAGGCTGGATTGCTCGACACGATGCGCCTGCCGATCCATGACGAGGTGCTTGCCAGTGTCCCGGCCGCTGAGGCGGAGGACTACGCACGCGAGATTGAGCGATGCATGACGTTCGATCTTTTCGGCGTGCCCATTGAGGCCGAGGCGGAGATTGGTAAGCGCTCGTGGGGCTCACTCTACGGAGCTGACGTCTAACTCTGCGTTCACCTACTGAAAAGAGTAGGTGTCGGGTGGGTCACACGTGGCAAGTCCTATGCCGATTAGTACCTGACGGGGTGACCAGCGTTGCGCCTTGCAAATGCCTGGTTACCCCGCCGTTACCGAATGGTCTTACCTATCAATCCTAGGGATGAGACCCCGTTACGCCTTCGAAATCGTCACAACCTTGTCCCCGTGGCCTGGGTCTCTCCCAGCGAAACGCCAGTTGCATATGCCAGTGGCCCCGCATACGTTCCAGCACATCACCGCAGCAAACCGGAGGGGAACCCCAAAATGATCAACGTCACCATCGAGCAGATTCGTACGGCCATGGGCAGCGACATCGAGTCGGCCTCGGCTCTCGCCCACATCCTGACCGAGTTTGATGAGCGCGTTGTCTACCTTGCCCGGCGTGCTGCAACGTCCAGCGGACGCGTCAACCACACGCTTGCCGAGGATCTGGCGCAGGAAGGGCGCACGGCGATCTGGACCTCTCTCCCCAACTTCAAGGGGGACAGCGTGGCCCAGTTCTTCACGTTCGTTGACACCACGGTGACGGGGGTCATTTCCAGCGCCCGTAAGGTCGAGACTCGCCCGGGTGTGGCACTGGCAACCGCCCAGCGTTTTGAGGCTGCCGTGTCCATCGCCAAGGGTGATGCCTACATCGCTGAGCAGATCGTGCAGGATGCCGACGTCATGGGCGGGAAGTTCCGCACCCTGTCCGCTGATCTGGCCTACGCCGCCCGGCTCTCGTACCAGGGCCTTGACTACTTGGACGCACCGGCCGGTGGCAGCGACGACAGCGAGCCCACCACGGTCGGCGCGAACATCGCCAGCACCATCGGAGTCCCGGAAGACATGCTGACCCCTGCGGACTACAACCAGGCCGCGCGCAAGCAGACCACGGCGCAGGTTCACGCCACCCTCAACAAGATGGGCGAGCAGCAGCGCACGGTGCTTATGGCGCTGACCGGTATCGAGCCGGTTGCCGAGTACGGCATTGATTTTGATGATGAACTGTCGGCTGACTACGGCATCCAGCGCGACCGCGTGAAGGTGGTGCGGAGCAAGGGCAAGACGCGCTTTGCGGCGCTCTACAGCGAGGCGTACGCGATCTAGCCTGCGTCTGCGGTGAGTTGGGCCCCTAGGGATGATCCTGGGGGCCCTTTCGCGTGCCGGGAAACCCTTGCTATCCAGCCCCGGTATGAAGACATGCGGTGCCTGCGGACGAGTCAAGGCAGTACGCGGCTACTGCATGCGGTGCAGGGGACGCAGACGGGCCCGGGTGACCTACCGGCGCGCAGACATCTTCGCTGCCTACGGCGGATCCTGCGCCTACTGCGGAGACCCGGCCGAGCATCTAGACCACGTGGTGCCCATTAGCCGTGGGGGAGCGGACGCAGCGCACAACCTGTTGCCTGCCTGCGCTCCCTGCAACCTGAGCAAGGGCGCTAAGAGCCTCGCTGAGTGGGCCGCAACCTTCTAGCGGGAAACCCTTGCGATCCACTGTCACCAAGAGCAGCACGAACCCCCGGGGAGACACCGTGAACACGTTCCAGCTTCGCACCGGCCACATCGTCACCACTCGGCGCGTCGGCAACAACATTGAGTTCGTCACCGCGAATGCCGCCGGTGAAGTCATCAGCAGCGTGACCCACTCGTTCACCGAGGCCGTTCCGCTGCTCCGCACCCTGGGGGGTAACTGTGGCCGCTGAGCCCGCATTCAAGCCACCGACGCTGACCGGCGTTGCCCAGCGAAAGGCCGAGGACATGGCCGACCGCGTGGATGCATGGAAGGTTGCTCGGAAGCTGCTCGACGACGACGAGAACGAGTGGAACGCCGAGCCGTTCGATGTTCTGCAACTCGCTAGCTTCCTGGCTGGCGAAACCTACGTCTAGCCCACGTACTCATTTCAGTAGGAGAGAGCCCATGCGGGTTGATGTTCTGGCACACACCATCATGCGTGAACACGTGATGATCGACGCTTACGGGTACGACGCGATCGGAGATCAGGAGGTTCGCGACTCGGATGCGCTGGGGGAGTCGGCCGGTCGGCTCTGTTACAAGAGTTTCGCTCGCCCCAATCCGGCCACGGCGGAGAACGCCGGGTACATGGCCAACATCCTCGCCCAGGGTCACTACAGCGTGCTTGAGCATGCGTCCGTGAGCTTCCTAGTGCAGGGGGTGTCCCGGGCGCTGCTCGCTGAACTCTCGCGGCACCGACACCTGAGTTTCTCGGTAGTGAGCCAGCGCTACGTGTCATACGCCGACACGGCCCCGGTCATACCGCCTGCCGCTGAAGGCACCCCGGCGGAAACTGCCATCGTCAACGCCTACGCGGGCAGCGTGCGCATCTATGAATCACTCGTTGAGGATCTGACGGCCCGTGGCCTCAAGCGCAAGCAGGCTCGCGAAGCTGCGCGAAGCGTGCTGCCGAATGCTGCCCCGGTCGACATGGTGGTTACCGGCAACCTGCGGGCATGGCGAGACGTCCTCGGCAAGCGCTGGCACGTCGCCGCTGACGCCGAGATTCGCGAGTATGCGGGGCTGACGCTCGACTACCTGAGGATCCTTGCCCCCAACTCTTTCCAGGATGTTCCGGCTACGCCGTATGGAAGTGATGACAAGTGACCGGCCGAATCCTCGGCGCCATGGTCCTAACCGGGGCCGTCGTTCTTGGCCTCAGCGCATGCGAGTCAGGCCCGGAGTGTCTGGACTACACGACGCAGGTTATCCCGCACACCACCATCGTTAACGGCAAGTTGGTTTCCGGAACGTCCATCGTTACGACCTGCGTCAAGTACGCGGAGAGGGAGGGCAGTTGATCGGCTGGACTGAGGACGACGACGCGTGCCTGTACTGCGGGGGCGGACGATGCATCAACGACAGCGAGGATGACGAGTGAAGCCGGTGTTCTTTGGGGCGTCCTGGTGTGCCCCCTGCAAGACGACTTACCCGCACTTTCAGCGCGTGACCGGGGAGGCTGGCGAGTACGTCGACGTAGAGACTGGCGATAGCCGCGCGCTCGACATCCGGGCGGTTCCCACAATCCGCGTGTACGACGAGTACGGGCAGGTGGTGCGCGAGCATCGGGGCGGGGCCACTGAGGCGCAGATACGGGCCCTGGTGGGTGCGTGAGCGATCGCCCTAGCTGGGATGAGTGGGGACTCGCGCTAGCCGCTGTGGTTGCCACTCGTGCCGACTGCACACGGGCACAGGTTGGGGCAGTGCTCGTGAACGACCGGAACCGGGTACGCAGCGTCGGTTACAACGGCCTGCTACCCGGGATCCCCGGTTGCGCTACCGCCGGTAACTGTCCACGGGGAAGGCTGGACGTAGCCGAGTGCGCGCGAGACAGCGACTACGCCAACTGCGCGGCAACTCACGCTGAACGCAACGCGATTGAGCATGCGGACCCTGCGGAGCTGCCGGGGGCGACGCTGTACGTAACCCGCAAGCCTTGCCCGGCGTGCTCGACGCTGATCACTGCGGCAGGCATCAAGCGGGTAGTTGTGGCCTAGCCCACATACTGAAATGAGTAGGTGGGTTGCTTCCGCGCCCGGCGCTCGCATAGTGTCTGACTCGTAAGCACGACACGGCGGAGCGAGGGGCAGCGAAATGCAGTTTTACGAGGAAATTGACGGCATCATGGGTACGCTGCGGGTCTCCCTCGCGGACAACGGGGACGGTACGGAGCGCGTGAGCCTGCGCCACACCATCACCCCTGATCTGAAGCCCCAGGATCTCCCCAAGGGCAAGTACATGCCGGTTCGCATGGCTGGCATCGTGTTCCCGACTCGCATCGTTGAGTACGTGGACGTGCCTAAGGGTCGTTGGGTGCCGGATGATGTCGCTGAGTCTCTGGTACACAAGCACGTTGGCGCCAACTTCACGGTTGAGTGGCTCGGTCGGGGTTGGAGCATTGACATTGCCTACCGGCCCCGCCGGGGAATCTGAGCCGGACATGAGCCGCAAGCTACCTACTGAAATGAGTAGGTAGCTTGCGCGTGGGTGGCGCAGCCCATAGAGTCTCACTCGTAAGCACCGCAGCGAAGGGAAACGAAATGATCGCGCAGTTCTGGGAAGACGTGGCAGTTGTCGTCGAGCCTGCCCCGCTCGAAGATGAGAAATTCCTCGTATGGCTGGCTGCCCCGACTCACACCAGCGGCGAATATGGTGATCTGGCGTCCATGACGCTAGAGACCGCCCGGAAGCTGCGGGACCGGCTCGACGCCGCGCTAAAGGGTCTGTAGGGCACCGCAACGGCCCCGGGGGAGACCCTGGGGCCCGGCGCGGTGAAGGGTGCAGGGTGGTTCGCCTCAGATAGGCGGCGCGCAGGGGCTTCGCTCTCCCGTTAACTGCGTTTCTTCGCCTCCCTGCATCCCTCACTGTGCCGACTCGCGGCCGGTATGACCTGGTGTTATGACGCTGGGTTATGCCGGCCGCTACTTTGCGTAAATAAAGGTGTAACGGCCATGCATATACGCGCCGAAGTCTCGTCCACATACTCTTTTCAGTAGGTGGTTGCGCGGGGCGTGCGGATGCGCATAGAGTTCCACTCGTAAGCACAACGGCAAGCAGGGGAGCGGACATGACGAACATCGCGATCACCGCGAAGAACGGCAACCACTACGGCATCGTTTTCCAGGACGGTCGCGAGGCGTTCCGCACCCCCGGCTACCTGACCGAGGCAATGGCGCTGGCGGCGGCGAAGTGCTGGACCGCCTTTCACGGAGAGGGCATCATGGACATCGTTCAGGACACGGACACGTTCGAGTCTCGCGGCAAGGCGGATCACCGGGTCGTGATCAGCAGTGCTCAGCAGATGCGCGCCACCATCGCGAACGCTGAGAAGCACGGGGTTTCGGTCAGCGTGATGACCGGCGAGGGGGGCCGGAAGTACATCAACATTCACATCGGCGGATCGTCCTACGGCCGGTACTTCTACGCCGCGAGCTAGGCGGTCGGGGGCCCTGGGGGAGACCCTGGGGCCCCTAGGTGCCCGTCTGAGAGCCTCACGCGGGAGCCTTGGCCGGGCAACCCCGGGGGAGTGCTGGCAGGCTCTCAGTCGGCCGTACAGAGCTTCCGGGTAGGGGTAAAGATAGATGTACGTTCCCTGCACGTCACGCGCTGCGATGTGAGCCAGCCCACATACTCTTTTCAGTATGTGGTTGCGCGCACCCTGGATCCGTGTGTAGAGTTCCACTCGTAAGCACGACAACGACGCAGGGGAGAACGAAATGAACGCCACCGCCACCGCCCGAGTCACCGTCAAGACCCAGGGTGCCGGGGGATGGGCCCTGGTTCGCGAGTTCGACGCCACGGGCGCTGAGATCCGCACCCACAAGGTCCGCAGCAACGAGGACATGCTCGTCTCGGCGAACACCAAGACCGGACGTAACTGGGGATGGGGCGCGATGGGTACCGGCTACTGGGCCGGGATGTAAGCAGGAAGGACGGGGCCCCTCCGGGGGCCCTTTCCCTTTGCCCTGGCTTGTGAACTAGTTCCATGCGTGGGCGATACATCTATCTTTGGTCTCGGGCTCAATGCATGGGCGTTACATCTATCTTTGGTCCCGGATCCACATACTCTTTTCAGTAGGTGGTTGTGCGCGCCCCGGATCCGTGTGTAGAGTTCCACTCGTAAGGACGCAGCGAGCCAGGGGAGACACCAGATGTTCACCATCAAGTACAACCGGACCACGAACCACATCGCGGGCATGGAAGCGCGCACCACGGGCGGGGGCAATGAGTCGGGCGCCGTGGTCAGCAACTGGGCCCAGAACGTGTGCGGCTCGCTGACTCGGTCCCGCCTGGCTACCGGGGCGTCCTTCGAGACCCTGGCCGAGGCTGTAGCGGCTGCTCGCATCACCGGTGGACGGAAGCTGTGCAAGACGTGCGCAAGGGCCGCAGACGCCGCCTGAGCCGTTCGGCCCCGTACCTAGCCCCTGGCGAAAGCTGGGGGCATCTTTGTGTCTCAGGGAAGATGCATGGGCGTTACATCTATCTTTGGTTACGAGGCCAATGTCCGTATTGGTGTGGTGTGGGTCACCCTGGGGGATGAGGGGCCCTATCGTTGTAGGCCCAACGGTTGAGAGTTAAAGCTCTCCACACAATCCCCACGGTTGATGGAACGTGCGCTTCCGGTTGCGAGACTTTCGTCATGCCAACCGCACCGTACGCAGTAGAGATCACCGTCACGGTGCCCGTTCCCACCATGGACGGGCGCCCCGAATATCGTTCCTGCCCGCTCTTGGATGGGCTGTCAGCGGTCGACTACATAGACAAGTGGGCCGACGTGCCAACCCTCATCAAGGCACACGCAGGGGCCGTTGCAGAGATCATCCGTAACAGCACCCGGCAGCCCCGGGGATTCCGCCTCAGCGTCAGGGGAGTGCTGTCTCAGCGCCTGTTGGGAGTCTCGGAGTGGTGTCGGTCCGCCGAGACTGGCCGGTACGCCGCCGTGATGCTGTGGACCGCTGAGGGGCTGTTCCCGCTGAACCCTTGGGGCGCAGGGCCGATTGCTCCGCTCACGGGTCTCAGTCACGTAGAGCCGCGCCGACGGGGACCCCACCCGCTGTAGGCACCATGTGAACGTCGTGCAAAGATTCCGGAATCTGCCATTCCGCTCTAGTTGGGTCCCCCACCAATGTTCAGACGTATAGCCGTGCCCGCTGTGGTCACGGCCGGAGCGTTCGCGCTCATGAGCGCCGTTGCGTTCTCATCCCCGGACCACGCACCCCGCACCCCGGATGCCGTGGTCTCCGCCACCCCTGAACCGGCCTCGGTAGCCACACAACGCGCTGAGAGCCCCGCAGAGAGCCCAACCCCGACTCACCGCCCCGGTTCCCCCGCACCGGCGCCCACAACGTCTGAGAGACCGTCTGAGACCCCCTCAGGCACCCCGTCCGCCAAACCGTCCAAGACGCCGCCTACGGCCAAGGAGTCGCCCAAGAAATCCAAGTTGCGCGAGGGGCTTGAGCTAGTCGTCCCCGGCCTAGACAAGATCCCTGATTGGGCACTGCCCATCGTGTCGGACGCTGAGAAGAGCAAGGCGCCCGGTACCAACATTGACGTGCACATTGACAAGCACGGAGATCTAGTAATCAAGGCCAGGTTGGAGACCACGGGCATAGGACTCCTGGGTATCGGATTCCAGCGTGCGCCCGCCATTGATGACACCGTTTGGGTGCGCATCGTCGTTGAGGATCCCACCGAGGCGACCGAGGAAACCCCCACCACCATTACCGTCACGGCCACCGACCCCGTGACCGACGAAAAGAGCACCGCAACAGCGGAAGTCACCGCACCCGAGGACGCCGCCGAGACGGTTACCGAAACGATTGAGGACGCCACCGCAGTAGCCCCGGCGACCGTCTGATCAAACAGCCCCGCAATGGCCCTGGTTGGGTCGCTGCGGGGCTGTTCTGTGTAGTGGTAGCCACGGCCTGTAGCTGATCTCTACCATGGCCGTATGAGGCGATACGTAGTGACGACGACACCTGATCGGCGCATGTGGGGAATTCTGGATCTCCACTGGTACGGGTACTGCACGCTGCCGGACGGGAACGGCAACTTCCTACCCCTTGAGTGGGGATCCCGCGAGGGGGCCGAGGCGTGGCTGTACAAGTGCCGCGTTGCATGGGGTAAGGGCCTGGTGCCCGCGCCGCAGGACTGGCAGGCGTTCAAGCCGGAACCAAACCCGTTTGACGCCGCGTACTACAACCGCTGAGGTTATGTACTGAAGGGTGTGTGCGTTTGCTCAAACGCCTGTAGCCTTGGGTACATGACACAGAATCTTCGCAGCGCGGTCGCTGTAGCCAATGGCCAGGGGCGCCCCACAATCGGCGCCTACTACCGCCTCAGCGTGGACACAGACGACTCGTCCAGCATTGAGACCCAGCGCACCGCATGCCGCCGATGGGCCGAGCAGAACGGCCACAACCCAGACGACATGATCGAGTACATAGACGCTGGCGTGAGCGGCGCGAAGCCGTTGGAGAAGCGTAAGGGCATGCGGGAACTCATGCTCGACCGGCCGGAAGTCGTCGTTGCATGGAAGCAAGATCGCTACGCCCGTAACGTGTCTGAGTTCCTCCGCCTAGTCGCATGGGGTGAGGCACACAAGATCCTGCTTGCCACGTCGGACAACCAACTGAACACCGGCACATCCAATGGGCGCATGGTCGCCACCGTCCTCGCTGCGCTGTACGAGTGGGAACGCGACATGATTAAGGGCCGCATCTCTGACGGCCACGCCACCCGACGCACGCAGGGCCGTTGGGCATCTGGGACGGCCCCGTACGGGTACAAGGTTGTCCGGCGGGATGGTGCTGCCTATCTGGAGATCGACGACGACCAGGCCGCGAACGTACGCGCTGCCATTCGGAAGTTCCTTGACGGCGGGTCAGCCACCAGCACGGCCCCCATGGTGGGTCTCGGTCACCAGCGGTGGCGCCTGTTGCTCCGGTCGCCCACCCTGCGTGGTCAGCGCACCTATAAGGGCAACCTGGTGCTCGCCGAGGACGGCATTACGCCCGTGCAGTTCGCCGAGCCCATCATCAGCGCCGCCGAGCACAAAGCCATTCACGCTCGCTTGGATGCACTGGGCGCAGGTCTAGAGCGGGCACCGCGCGGAGCGTCCCCCATGGCCCATGGGATGGCGTTCTGCTACCAAGGGTGCCCACTGAGCGGCGGGGCGAGCGGCAAGGGTGTGCGCCTGTACAAGTGCCATGCCGGACACGTCACCATCTACGCCGAGACCCTAGACAACGCAGTGCAGGACTCGTTCCTCACGCGCTGGGGCGGCATGGCTGAGTACATGGTCAGGTTCGAGGGTGGCAATGACCTCAGCAGCGAAATGATTGAGGCACAGGAGAAAGCCGAACGTCTCGTTGAGAACATGGCCACCGCCGGGCCGCTGGTGATGTCCGCACTCATGAGCCGTGCCGCTGAGCTAGAAGCCGCGTACGAGGCTCTGAGGGACGCTCACGACCCGGACGTAAGGGAAGTGCTTGAGCCCACTGGGAGGACGCTGGGCGAAGCGTGGGAGGATCCTGCGGCCCGTCCTAGGCTTCTAGCCGACGTGGGCCTAGCGGTGACGCTGTACCCCAGGCAGCGAAGCGAGCGGCTCGACATCCAATGGGCATCGGGCGGCGATGATCAGGAACTGATTGATGAGCTGAGCGAGCTGGAGGCAGCGAAGTGAGCAACCGAACGTGCTGGGACTGCAAGACCGATAAGCCGATGGACGCGTTCCCGCTGGACCCGCACACCCCGGACGGCTACGGCTACCACTGCAAGGCGTGCAAGGCAGCAGCGGCAAAGGCCCGGCGCAAGAACATTCCCGCCGAGGACAAGGCCGAGGCTCAGCGCGCGTACCGGGCAGGCATGCGGAAGGACCGGTGTGCACTCTGCTCGGGCCCGATCGAGGGGCACGGCATCTGTGATCGCTGCGCGGACGCTGTGGAAGTGCTCGGCGGGCTGGACGGGTTGAAACAGGCAGTGCGCACGGTGAAGTACCTGAACGAGTGACCTAGGTCACGCTAGGCGGTAACGCTAAGGGCTCCGATATATCACAGGATGGTAACGCCTGTGGATATCCCGGGGCCCTTTGTGTTGCAGCGGCCCGGGGGCGTGTAGCTGCCTCAAGACCAAAGAACAGCGAGCAAGGCTCTGACCAGGGCATTGTGTAGGAGTGTATTTGGTGTACCCGAATCACATATCTCTATAGACATCTCTAAGAGATACCGGGATCGCATGCACCAGGTACACAAATACATCGGGCCGTCGCGCCCCTTGCGCTGTACCGGCGGGAAACCCTTGCGATCCTATATAGGTAGGGGTTAGTTCCCGCGCATACACAACTAACGTTCCGGCGGTCCGTGGACTAACCCCGTTAACTTGCCTCAGTCGCTCCCATGCTCTCTCCCATGGTCGAGCACTGGGGCAATGCTTCGCGTGCAGTGTGGTGACTACTGGCGTGGTCATCGGGGACTCAAAGCGCCCCAACCCCGAAATGGGTGCCGGTTCGATTCCGGATCATGCGAAGCGCGACAGGGTAGCTCAGCGGTAGAGCGCCGGGCTCATGACCCGGAGGACGGGGGTTCGAATCCCTCACTTGTCACTGGTGCAACGACGGAAGCCTTGACCGGCCACCCCGCCAAGCACCTTGGGCGAAAGCGGCTCCCAACTGGTGCACTAGTCATGCATGCAGCGGAGCCCCAAGTAGCCCTCAACCGCTGATGGTGGAACGGAAGACACGCTGCGCTTAGAACGCAGTGCCTTACGGCGTGGGGGTTCGAATCCCTCTCAGCGGACGGAGCGCGAGACGTAAGCGGGGCATAACACTCCCTGGCCGGTGATCCGGTTCTCGTGCAAGTGGATATAGCTCAGCTGTGACTAGAGCGCTCCGTTTGGGACGGAGAGGCCGCAGGTTCGAATCCTGCTATCCGCACATACTGAAATGAGTAGGAGCATCGCCATGGCGAGACGTGCTATGAGCGTATGCCCTACCCCTGGATGCCCTGAACTCACCGAGGGTGGGCGCTGTAGGGGCTGTCAGGAGCGTGCCCAGGTACTCAGGCGCGCGTCTAGGCGTAACCCCTATGACAGTGCATGGCGACGTACCAGGCTCGCCTACCTGAGAGCCAACCCATACTGCGAATGTGATGAGTGCATGGCGCTGTCATCGCTGCTTAGACCATTGGCTACTGAGGTCAACCATATGGATGGGCTCGGGCCTCTCGGTCCACGTGGTCACGACTGGACGAACCTTCAGTCAATGACTAAGGCGCATCACTCTCGCATCACTGCGCGTGAGCAACCAGGCGGTTGGAACGATCGCAATGCGTGACGTCCTCTATGTCCGTTTTGGGTGGGGATGGGTTAATTCGAACCCGGGGGTACGGAACGCGGGGGAGGGCGCTCAAAAGTCCGCCCGGTTCAAAGACCTTGATCAACTCACTCAAAGTGACGGCGGAGGTGACCTAGCGTGTCGAGAGGCGGAGCACGCCCCAACTCCGGGCCAGTGCCCACGAGTAAGGACCGGAGCCATAAGGGCAAGCCGGATCGCGCTGATTGGGTCACCCTTCCCGCTGAGGGCCGGGACGGCGCACTACCCGCGTTCCCGCTGATCGATCCCAGCGAGCGTGAGTACGACGTTTGGGAGCGTCTGTGGGAGACACCGCAGGCCGTGCAGTGGGAAGTCATGGGCCTTGAGTTTGAGGTCGCCGCGTATGTGCGTCTGCTCGCGCGCGCGGAGCTTCCCAAGTCGTCCTCGCTGATCTGGTCTCAGGTGAAGATGCACGGCGAGTCGCTGGGCCTCACCGCTAACGGGATGCTGCGTAACAAGTGGGTGGTTGGTTCCGGCGGGCTAGATGCCGCTGGGGATGACGCTGCCCCGGTTGCCGGTATTACCTCAATCGCTGACCGGTTGAGGGTGTCCCGTGGTTAACCTGGTGGACGCCGAGCGCGTCATGCTCGTAACGCTGGAATGGATTCAGCAGCACGCCGTTATCCCCGATGGTTTTCGCCAGGGTGAGCCTTTCGAGTTGCTCGATTGGCAGGTTGAGGTAGCGGCCAACTTCTACACGGTTCGCCCTACTGCGGAACTGGGCCAACGCTCCGCCGCGTACATCTACCGGCGTGGCCAGGTGGTCATGCCCCAGAAGAGCGGCAAGGGCCCGTTCGCCGCGTCCATCGTGCTGGCGGAAGCTGCCGGGCCTACGGTGTTCGCCGGGTTCGCTGAGGGTGGCGAGTATTACCGCTGTGCCGAGCACGGGTGTCCGTGTGGCTGGCGCTATGACTACGCCCCAGATGAGCCCATGGCATTGCCGCAACCGACGCCGCTGATTCAGCTACTCGCTACCTCGGAAGACCAGGTTGCGAACGTCTACCGGCCGCTTAAGGCAATGATCCGACATGGCTCGCTAGGCGCTGTCATGAACGTCCGCGAGGGATTCGTCAAGGTCGGCGAAGAGGGGCGAATAGACGTAGTCACATCGTCCGCGCAATCGCGCCTCGGTAACCCCATTACGTTCGCCATTCAGGATGAGACCGGCACGTATTCAGTAACAAACAAAATGATCAAAGTTGCTGAGACGATGCGTCGCGGTCTCGCTGGTATGTCCGGCCGATCGATGGAAACGACGAACGCATGGGCGCCGGATGAAGTCTCCACGGCACAGCGCACGTACGAGGGCAAGGCGGAGGACGTTTACAAGTTCTTCCCGCAGGCACCCCCGACCCTGAGCTACCGCAACAAGGCGGAACGCCGGAAGATCCACCGCGCTGTGTACGCCGGGTGTGAACACATCGACCTAGATGCTATTGAGGCCGAGGCAGCCGAGCTACTAGAGACGGACCCCGGGCAGGCTGAGCGGTTCTTCGGTAACCGGGTGGTCGCTGGTCATGGTTCCTGGATTGAGGCATCACATTGGCTGTCTCGCGTCGATGATCGCGAGTTGCCGAAACCGTCCGCGTACAAGCTGATGAGAATTCCGATCGTGCTCGGGTTCGATGGATCCGACTCCGATGACTGGACGGGCATTCGCGCTGAGACCCTAGAAGGTTTCCAGTTCACCCCTTCATACGGCCCCAGTGCCCGTCTAACGGTCTGGGATCCGGCGGAGTGGGGAGGGCAGGTTCCTCGCCTAGAAGTCGACGCAGCGGTTAGCGAGCTGTTCGCCAAGTACGACGTAAAGCTCATGTACTGCGATCCGCCGTATTGGGAAACCGAGGTTGACCAGTGGGCGGAACGGTACGGCGAGCGTCGGATTATCCGTTGGCACACGCGCCGACCGGTTCAGATGCACGCTGCGGCGGAGCGACTCAAGACGGACGTCATTAAGAAGGATTCCAACTTTACGCACGACGGCTGTAAGCAGACCGAGCGCCACATGTTCAACGCGCGCATGGCTGCCCGGCCGTCCGATCGCTACGTGCTCACTAAGCCCGAGCACCGCCGAAAGATTGACCTAGCAGTGGTCAGCGTCCTCGCGCATGAAGCACGTTCGGATGCGGTCGCCGCTGGGCTCCTGAAAAAGAAACCGTTGTATATGGCTGCTTGAGTGTGGCCAGGGAAGAGGAACCCTTGGCCACCCTTGAGCAGGCTCTATCGCTAGTCGGCGCGCTGGAAAGCGAGTTGATGAACCGGCGACCGACCATTCAGCGGAACACGGACTATTACCGGGGCGAGCAGACGCTAGCGTTCGCGTCCGAACAGTTTCGCAAGTTCCACGGGGACCGCTACCGAGACTTCGCCGACAATTGGGTACAGGTCACGTCAGATTCGCCGGTTGAACGCCTGACGGTAAACGGCATTCAGCCTACGGGCGCAACCCAGGCGGATGACGAGTCGTGGCGTGTCTGGCAGATGAACGGCCTTGACGCTGACTCTCAGCTCGGCTTTCTTGGGGCCGTGAATGCGGGTCGTAGCTTCGTTCTCGTGTGGGGTAACCCGGACGATGAGGCAACGCCGGAAGTCACCTTTGAGGATGCTTCGCAGTGCGTCATTGCGTACGAGCCTGGTAGCCGTAGGCGTAGGCGTGCGGCACTGAAGCTGTGGGATGACGGTAACGAGACGTACGCGACGCTGTATCTCCCGCATGAGGTTTGGAAGTTCCGGCGGGCGACTATCAGCCTGGCGGGCGACCGTACGGCGGAAATGCGCGCGGTTGATGAAGAGATGAAGGTTTGGGACCTGCGCGACACAGGCGGTGAGCCCAACCCGCAGGAGAACCCCATGGGCGTGGTGCCGATGGTGGAGCTACCCAACCGGCCCATGCTCGCCGAGGATCCGATTTCGGATGTGTCCGGTGTGGTCGCCATGCAGGATGCGGTAAACCTCTTGTGGGCGCAGCTATTCACTGCGTCTGATTACGCGTCGTTCCCGCAGCGAATCGTGCTGGGCGCTGAGGTTCCGGAAGTTCCGATTCTCGGCAACGACGGTCAGATTGTTGGTTCGCGCCCGGTCGACCTTGAGCGCTTTGCCGTTGACCGAGTGATGTTCTTCACCGGTGACGACGTGAAGGTGACCGAGTGGACAGCGGCGAACCTTGAGGCATACAGCAACGTCATTGAGGTTGCGGTGGGGCACATTGCCGCACAGACGCGCACGCCTCAGCACTACCTTTCCGGCAAAATGACGAACATCAGCGGTGATGCGCTGCTGGCCGCCGAAACGGGTCTCGTCAAGCGAGTTGAAGAAAAGCAAATTTGGTTCGGCCAGGCACTACGCGAGATGTTCCGACTGGTTGCGCTTGCGCAGGGCGACACTGCTAAGGCGGACGCTATCGCTGGCGGTCGCGTTCTCTGGGCCGACGCCGAGTCGCGCAGCCATTCGCAGCTATCCGATGCGCTGCTCAAGCTCAAGCAAATCGGATTCCCCTTCGAGTGGATCGCGCTCAAGTACGGACTAACGCCTACTGAGATCGTCGACATGCTCAAGATGCGGGAGCGGGAGGCGCAGCTAGATCCCATTGCAGCCGCTACTGCGCTGATGTCCCACGCCCCGCAGGCACCTACTGAAATGAGTATGTGATGTCAGCCACCCCGCTAGCAGTTGCTCACCAGGTCGCCCGTGGTGCGCTGGCTAGTCGGGTGGCACGGCTGACTGCACGGTTTTGGTCCCGGGTTGACGAGAACAACATTGTGGACTCGTGGGCCCGGATGGTTCCGGTAGTCGCTGAGTTGATCGCAGATGGGCAGTACGAGGCTGCGAGTGCAGCCGACCCGTTCCTAGCTCAGATCCTCGGCGGCATCGACAGCGAGGGGAGCATCGTTCCCGAGGCGCTGGCCGGTATTGCCGCTGACGGTCGCCCGCTACCGAACCTGTTGATGTACCCGGCGTGGAATGCCGTGAATGCGCTGACCCGTGGTATGTCGCTGGTCTACGCGCTGGCGTCGGGGCAGGCGTTCTTGGATCTCTTGGTCCGCACTCAGATTGCCGACATCGGCCGTCAGGCGGACCTTACGGGGATGATCGCGCGTCCCGCTGTCACGTCCTACATTCGCGTTGTTGAGGCTCCCGCGTGTTCGCGGTGCATCATCCTGGCGGGTGTTGAGTACGGCATCAGTGAAGCCTTTCAGCGGCACCCGCGCTGTGATTGCACGATGGAGCCGGTAACCAAGTTTCACCGGCCTAAGCCTGCGTCTCCAGAGGCGATGTTCGCTGACATGTCCACCGAGGAACAGGTGAAGACGTTCGGAGAGGCCGGGGCGGAGGCTATTGCCAGCGGCGCCGACATGGGCCAGGTAGTCAACGCTCGACGCGGCATGGGCACGGCCACGGCGTACGGGCACAAGGTTCAGGCCACGACTGAGGGCATTACCCGGCGTGGCTTTGCGGGTAAGCGCCTACGGAATTTCGAAAAGGTTCCAGGGAAGCGTTACGCGATTTCACGCACGCCTCGGCTTATGCCCGAGGAAATCATGAAGCTAGCCGAGAACGACCGAGAGCTACAGCTCCGGTTGCTGAAAAAGCACGGATACATCGTCTGAGGCGCAACGCCCGGACTTCTAACCCCCGCAACGGAGGCGCTTTAGCATGCCCGAAAACATCGACGTGACCACGGTTGACAGCCACGCTGACGAGACGATCACGGTTGACGAGAACGCGAACACCGACACCACAGACACCGACGCCACTCCGGAGGGCGCCGACTCCCTGGGGGATGCCGGTAAGCGTGCTCTTGATTCGATGAAGGCTAAGTGGAAGACCGAGCGTGACCAGCGGCGAGAGCTTGAGCGAAAGCTAGCCGAATCTGCGGCGCCCGCGTCCACTGACGAAACCCCAGACCTTGAGGCTGTCAAGTCTCAGGCTGCACGCGAGGCAACGGTTAAGGCCAATGCCCGCATTCTGCGTTCGGAGATTAGGGCTGCTGCCACTGGCAAGTTTGCTGACGTTTCCGACGCGCTTCTAAATCTGGATCTCACCGCTTTTGAGGTTGACGAAAACGGCGACGTTGACGCTGACGAGATTGCGGATGCGATCCAGGAAGTTCTAACCCGAAAGCCCCACCTAGCGGCCGCAACGGCTAAGAGGTTTCAGGGCACCGGTGATGGTGGCGCGGCGCGCAAGGCGTCTGGCCCTACTCAGCTAACCCGCGAGGATCTGGACAAGATGAGCCCCGAGGCGATCGTCAAGGCGAAGCGCGAAGGTCGACTGTCCAACCTCCTATCTGGCAAGTAGCCAACCCCTTTACGCGCCGGTCCCAATCCTGGTGACCGGTACAACCCGCACAGAAATGGAGTGCCAACGTGGCAGTTACCTCTTTCATTCCGGCCATCTGGAATGCGTCTCTACTAACCGACTTCCGACAGCAGGCCGTGGCTGCCTCCCTCACTAACCGTGAGTACGAGGGCAACGCGACCGCTGGCAACACGGTCAAGATCAATACCGCTACTGCTGTCACCATCACGGACTATAAGGCGGCGTCCCGCGTCACCGCTGCGTCTGCCGTCTCGACCACGTCTCAGGATCTGCTCATTGATCAGGAGAAGTCGTTTGACTTCTATGTTGATGACATCGACCGGGCGCAGGCTGCGGGCTCGATGGACGCTTACACCCGTTCCGCTGGTGAGGGTCTCGCCGAGGATGCAGACAAGTTCATCCTGTCCACGGCGCTGACCGGTGCCGGTACTGCGCTGACTGCGTCGACGCTGGCCGATGGCAACGCTGCGTTTGACCTAATCCGCTCCGTTCGCAAGACGATGCAGAAGAACAAGGTGCCTGGTGCGAGCCGGGTCCTAGTTGTCAACGCTGAGTTTGAGGCGCTGCTACTTAGCGCTACGTCCAAGCTGACCAACGTTGACGTGTCCGGTGACACTCAGGGTCTGCGCGAGGCTTCGCTAGGCCGTCTGCTCGGGTTCGACATCTTCACTTCGGAGAACCTGCCGGTTACCGCTAAGCCTCAGGTGCTCGGGTTCTACCGTCCGGCCGTCGCGTATGTCTCTCAGATTGAGAAGACCGAGGCTCTCCGCGCTACGGACAAGTTCGCTGACCGTCTGCGTGGTCTGCACGTCTACGGCGCGAAGGTTGTTCGCCCGACTGCCGTCGTTAGCTGGACGTCCATTTAATCGCTCGCTGCGGTGGGTCACCTACTGGAATGAGTGGGTGGCCCCCGCCCCAACTGAACATAGGAGGTTGACCATTGGCAGTCGTCATTGGTCCCAACGGACTACCCAACGAAATCCCGGATGAGGTAGCCGCGTGTCTAGTCGGCGACGGACAGCGTGGGTACGCGTACGCGCCCGAGCCTGCCCCTGCGTCTGCGTCTGCGTCTGCGCCTAAGCGCGCCCCGCGCCGGACGACTTCCAAGTAAGGGGATGACGGACGATGGCTCTTGCTCCCCTTGCCACGGTCGCTGATCTGACGGCGCGCGGTGTGACCGTTGACCCGTCGGAAACCACGATCGTCGGGACGTACCTAGATGTTGCGTCCACCATCGTTCGTGACGCTGCTGGTTGTCCTGTCAGCGAAGTGGTTAGCACCGTGACGCTTGAGGGCGTGGCGGTTACTCGCATCTTCCTGCCGGGACAGCCCGTAACGGCCGTCTCAGACGTCAAAATCGACGGGGTGGCAGTCACGGACTACCGGCTCACGAACGGCGCTCTGTGGCGCTCTCAGGGCTGGACGGGGCTATGCGAGCCTGCGGCGGTGACGCTGACGATGACGCACGGCCTTGACCCGGTTCCCGCTGACATCGTCGACATGGTGTGCCGGATGGCAGCTCAGGCGCTCTTGGCGTTCAGGGGTGGCGATCCTGCCCCGCGTCAGGTGACGAGCGAGCGTATCGGCGACTACTCGGTTACCTACGCGGACACCGAGTCTGGCGTCATGTCGCTGACCAATCACCAGGCCAACAAGCTCGCTGCCCGGTTCGGCAATGGCGGGGTTTCGGTGGTGAAGTTCCGGTGAGCCGAATCAACCGCATGCTGAATGCGTCGGCGAATGTCTGGCGATTCACGCGCACGGATGACGGCATGGGCGGATACAGCGAGCAGTGGGCACAGATCGCGACGGTTCGTGCCCGCTACTCGCAACCCACGGCCACCGAGCGTGTTGCCGCTGATCAATCCGAATCGAGACTTACGCATGTGGTTTATCTGGACACTACCGCTGATGTTCGGCGGGGTGATGAGCTACGTATGCCTGGCCGTACATTCGATGTGCTCGCTGTGTTCGAGCCGTCAATGCCCGGCACCTATCTCCGCGCTGACTGCTACGCGCATCAAATCGAGCACTGAGGATTACACCCATGGCACTAATCGCCGTTCAGCCCGTTCCCGTTAGTGGCCTCGCGCCTTCCTATGTTTCCGCCTCTGCGGGTGGTGATCAGGCACCGATCGGTACCGGCCTTTTCCTAGAAGTCCGTAATGGTGGCGGCGCTTCGATCACTGTCACTGTCGTAACGCCTGGCAATTACAAGGGTCTGGCTATCGCCGACACTGCACTAGTCGTCCCGGCCGCAGGTAGTGGCCTCATTCCGCTGGACAGCGTCTACCGCAACCCGTCGACCGGTCGCGCCGATATCACGTACAGCGCGGTTACCTCGGTCACCGTGGGCGTGCTACAGGCGGCCTAATGGCACGGGGTGGTGTGAGTGCACGGGTAACGGGGACGGGGCACGCAATTGCCCGCATCCTCGCACTGCCCGGCAATATGAAGGAATCGCGCGCTGAGATCCTGCGGGATTGGGCCGAGGATGTACAGGACGGCGCCAAAAGGCGTGTCCCACAGCGAACCGGAAACCTACACGACGCGATTGATAAGCGCGTGTACGAAACTCAGGGCGTGGCCTACGTCGGTGTGTACAACCCCGATGAGCTGGAGTACGCCGAGTACATCGAAAAGGGTACGTCTTCCATCCGTGAAGAGCCGTACCTAGTCCCGGCGTTCGAGGCTGCCCGTGCACAGGTTGTCCCCGCTTATCGCGCTGAGCTACGCCGACACCTAGGGGGTGAGTGATGGCTACGGCTGTACGGCCCCTACAGACAGCGGTGATCGGCCAGCTAAAGGGGTCGGCCGCGCTGTCTGCCCTGGTGACTGGCGTCTATGACGAAGTGCCGGAGGGTGTGAGCCTGCCGTATGTGTCGCTGGGCTCTATCACGGAGACAGCTTCCGATGCGCACGATCACCAGGGGCTAGACGCGGTGATCGTTATTCACGTGTGGTCCGACTACCCGGGCAACGCTCAAGCGGCGGACATCTTCGCTGCGGTAGACGCTGCCCTTGACCGTATGCCGCTGACCGTGGCCGGTTTCAAGGACGTGTCAATCAAGCACGAGCAACACCAGTTCGTGAAGGACCCCGATCCCCGCATTCGGCACGTCAATTCCCAGTATCGGGTGTGGCTCACCAAGACAAACTGACACCTACTCATTTCAGTAGGTGCGATCCAAGATAGGAAGGTGTCCGCATGGCTGGACTAGATGCGTTCGGTATCGCCCTAAAGCGTGGTGACGGGCTTACGCCTACCGAGACTTTCACGACTCTCGCAAGCGTGACCAGCGTCAAGGGTCCGGAGATTTCGCGCGAGGCGTATGACGTCACTGCGCACGATTCGCCGAACGGGTGGCGCGAGTTCATCGGTGGTCTGAAGGACGGCGGAGAGGTTTCCGTGGACGTCAACTATGACCCCCGGCTGCATGACCCGCTGGTTTCGGATTTCGACGACCCGGCGCCGCGCAACTACCGGATGGTGTTTCCCGGCACCCTGGGCTCGTGGCAGTTCGCCGCCCTACTCACCGGGTTCTCGCAGGAATCGCCGGTGGATGACAAGCTCTCCGCTTCGCTAACTCTCAAGATGTCGGGTAAGCCGACCATTACCGCAGGGGTTTAACCATGTACCTTTCCGCTGATCAGATTCTCGGCGCCGATGACCTCCGTGGCGAGGATGTTGAGGTTCCCGAGTGGGGTGGCGTTGTCCGGGTGCAGGGAATGTCCGGCGCCTCCCGCGATAAGTTCGAGTCTTCCATGCTGAATGACGGCATGGACGGCGTGTCCAAGGATAAGGCGCTTGACAATTACCGCGCTCGACTAGCGGCATTCTGTCTGGTCAACGGAGAGGGCAAGCGGCTCTTTCGCAGCGAGGCGGAGGTGAGGCGCCTAGGTGAGAAGTCGGCCGATGCGCTGTCCCGTGTCGCTGATGTTGCTACTCGGCTTTCCGGCCTTTCGGCTAGCGATGTCGAGGAACTGACGGGAAACTGATTGACCGGCCAGAGCGGCAGTTTTACTTCCGTCTGGCCGGTTTCCTCGGTATGCCCGTGCGCGAGTTGCTGGCTCGTACGTCGTCCTATGAACTCACTGAGTGGATGGCGTACGAGCGGCTAACGGGCCCCCTTGATATGCGCCTACGCGGGGATATCAGCGCGGGCATTGTCGCTGCAACGGTGGCGAATTCCCAGGGTGCGAAAAACAAGCTCAAGCCGGGTGACTTCATCCCTACATGGTTTAAGCGTAAGAAGTCTGTGCGCGAAATCTGGGACGACGTCATGAAGGCAAATGCTGCGCTGGGAGGCAGCGTAGCCAACAAGGAGTAAGAGAGGGGGTGTCCATGGCCACACTGGCAACAATGACGGTGCGGCTCGGTATCGACACTTCGGCGCTAGCTGCTGGGGCTCGGCGGGCGGCGCAAACAGCCCAGCGTATGGGCGCATCAATTCAGAACGGTGTGGCCACGGGCGCCCGTAACGCCGGTAAGTCAATGGCGATTGTGGGCACCACGGGGGCTAAGGCTCTAGGTGTCATGTCTGCGGGCGCTGTGGGTGCTGCTGGCGCGCTCGCGGGTGTGGGTCTGGCGTTCGCCGGTATCGGCGTGAAGATTGCAGCGCAGAACAAGGGTGTGCAAGACGCGTTCACGGGCCTAAAGGATCACGTCACGTCGACCATGCAGGATCTCGCTAAGCCGATCGTTGCCCCGCTCAAGGATGCTGCAAAGCAACTGACGGGCATCTTCGATTCGCTGGCCCCACAGCTAGGTGAGATCTTCAAGACCGTCGGTCCCATGATTCAGCCGCTGGTTGCCGGGTTCGGCGAGTTCGCTAAGGGCCTGCTATCCGGCGTAGTCCCCGCAATGAAGTCTATGCAGCCCCTAATCGAGTCGATTGGTGGCCTACTCGGCGACCTAGGCGCGGGCCTGGGCGGTTTCATTCAGGGTCTTTCTAGCGGTATGGCCGAGGCCGGGGGAGTGTTTGACGCGCTGGGCGGCGTGGTTAAGACGATCTTGCCTGTATTGGGCCAGCTTATGGGGCAGATGCTCAAGGTTGCCGGGCCGATCCTCGCCAAGCTACTTGACGGGCTCTCCCCGGTAATCGAGATGCTGGGCCAGGCGCTCGGGCCGATCATCACCGCGCTAGGTCCCGTACTTGACGGCCTAGTGACCGCGTTTCTAGCCCTCGTTCAGGCCGTAATGCCGCTCGTTCCGCCGATCATGCAGCTTGTTGTGGCGCTACTGCCCGCGCTTATGCCGATCCTGGCGGCGCTGATCCCGGTGTTCGGTGCATTCGGCGAGATCGTGAACGCACTTGTGCCGATCCTCACGCCGATCATTGCTCTCGTCGGTCAGCTAGCCGGAATTCTGGCGAATCAGCTTGCGGCGTTCCTGACTACGGTCATTGTGCCCGCAATGAAGATGGTTGCTGCGCTACTGCGTGGCGATTTCTCGCAGGCTTTCGAGTACGCCAAGCAGGCGCTAAGCGGTGCCCTTGACTTCCTGGTGAGCATGTTCACTGAATTCCCCGGGAAGATCATTCAGGCAATCGGGCCCCTGGCCGGAATGCTGTGGGATGCAATGCAGGCGGCGTCGGTCAAGATGCTGCTTGCCATTCAGCACGGCATTAACGACCTGGTGGCGAAGGTCAAGCAGATCCCGCAGCGTGCACGTGACGCTGTATCGGGTATCGGATCCACGCTGCTGAATGCCGGTAAGGAACTGCTACGCGGTTTCATTCGCGGTATCACGTCGATGATTGGAAACGTCAAGTCAACCCTTGGTGACATCACGTCCAAGCTGACCAGTTGGAAGGGTCCGGAGTCTCTGGATAAGAAGATCCTTACGCCTAACGGGCAGATGGTCATTGACGGATTCATGAAGGGTATCGACCGGGCAACCCCGGGCCTGCGCTCGCAGCTACAGGGGCTTACCAGCGATATCCCCGGCATGGCCATGAACGTCAACCCGAGTGGTGTATTTCGCTCGGCTACGCGCATGGATCAGCGAATGGTGGTCGACGTCACCGGCTCGGATGAGGACATGAAGCGGCTAATCCGTCGCATCGTAAAGACGCAGGGACGTGGAAACGTTCAAACTGCATTCGGTTAAACAGAGAGGGTGGGGCCCGTGGCCTTTCCGCTGGACATTCGTACTGAGCTAAGGCTTAACGGCGCGTGGTCGGACATTAGCGGTGACGTCTATGTGCGTGACGCTAAGCAGATTTCGCGCGGTCGACGTGACCAGGGTTCGGCCACGGATCCCGCCCACCTGTCGCTGACCCTCAATAACAAGTCGGGCACGTATTCGCCCCGCAATGCCATGTCGCCGCTGTACGGGCAGATTGGCCGTAACACCCCTATCCGGGTTTCCGTCCCGGGCAATGAGACTTACCTCAATCTTGAGGGTGTCGCCGGTGATGAATTCAGTACGCCGGACACGGCCGCGCTGGACATCACGGGGGACATTGATATTCGGGCCGAGGTCGCTGCCAACTGGTACGGCCCCGTAAACCAGACGATCCTTTCGAAGTGGGATCGCGCGGGAGATCAGCGCTCTTGGCAGCTCCGCATTAGCTCGGGCCTGATCATCTTCAATCAGACCATTGACGGCACGCTGAACACGCATTGGTTCTTTCAGCGTTACCTACCGGTCCTTAAGGATCGTGCTGCGGTGCGTCTGACGGTGCGGCTCGACGCCACGGCCGGTAGGCGCTATTTCCAGTTCTATACGGCTGACTCGATCGCCGGTCCGTGGGTGCCGCTAGGCGCTGAGTATTGGATGGCCGGTGCGCTGTCGACCTACGCGAGCACTGCCCCGCTGAGGGTCGGTGGCACTGACCTAGCGTCCAGCCCCGTGCGTGTGCCCATGGTGGGGCGTGGCTACCGCTATGAGGTCCGTTCAGGCATCAATGGGACCCTGGTTGCCTCGCCAGACTTCACGGCCCTTACAGCGGGATCTACGGCTTTCACGGACAGCGCCGGTCGGGCGTGGTCGCGGGTCGGTGGCGCTGAGGTTCGTAACCGGGAAGACAGGTTCGTCGGTGAAGTGTCGACGTGGCCTGCGAAGTGGACGGCGGATGAGTCTGACATCTACGTCCCGCTCGACGCGTCGGGCATTCTGCGGCGCATGGGCCAGGGGCAAAAGGCGCTTGACTCGACGCTGCGGCGCAGGATCCCTACCGGTAACCCCGTGGCCTATTGGCCGATGGAAGATGCGGGCAGCGCGACCCGTGCCTACTCGCCGATTCCCGGCGTGGACTCGGCGGCAATGGCAAACGTCGAATGGGCCTCGGCGTCTGACCTGGATTCGTCCAGCCCGCTCCCGAAGATTAAGGCCGGTGGCACGCTGTCGGCCCCGATTCCGGCGTCAATGCCGAGTGGCGAATGGCAAGTTGAGTTCGTCTACAACGCTGACGATAAGGCGCCGCCGGTTGTCACCCCGGGCCCTGAGTTCATTTCGTTCTCGTCGCCGAATGGCACGGTTCGCCGCTGGGCAATCATCATGATGGATGATCTGGCCATTGTTCGCGGCTATGACGGCGGAACAAACATGGTGGTAGATGAGGGCATCGGCATCGGTGCTGACGTGTACCACGGGTGGCAACGGCTGCGGTTTTGGGTCCGCGAGGATGCGGGCACGGTTACGTGGCAGGTTGGTTGGCAGGATGTAGGCGGTAGTCGCGGGGTTATCACTAAGACGTACGCGGGTACGGCCGGGCGGCTCAGCGCGGTAACGGCCAACTGGCAGGCGGTGCACGAGGGTTGGGCCCTTGGCCACATGACGGTGCTGCCTGTCTCCGACTCCACGCTGCTAGACGGATCGGATAAGGCGTTCACCGGCGAGAATGCGTGGGCCCGTGTGCTGCGTCTCGGCCAGGAGGAACAGATTCCTGTGTCGCGCATGCCGGGCCATCTGACTCCCGCGCGTGTGGGCCCGCAAAAGCCTTCCCCGCTAGTGGAGTTGCTCCAGGAGGCGAGCGAGGCGGACGGAGGAATGTTCCTCGAATCGCGCGACCGCACGGGCCTGGTGTTCCGTGACCGGTCGTCGCTGTACACGCAGGATCCCGCACTGACGCTGTCCTACAACAAGGCTGGCCTACAGGCTGACTTGGATCCGGTCGACGATGACACGGCGGTGCGGAACGACGTCACGGTGTCTCGCGAGGGTGGCAGCGCTGCACGCGCGTACCTGCCTACGGGCACGCTGTCTGTTCAGGCTCCGCCCCTAGGCATCGGCCTGTACGACGAGCAAGTCACGCTGAGCCTCAGCGACGACACGCAGCCCGAGCCCATGGCCAACTGGCTGCTGCATCTGGGGACTTACGACGGGGCGCGTTATCCGTCGGTCACGCTGATGTTGCACAAGCCGGGTGCGGAAACCCTCATCCCGGGCGTACTGCGTCTGCGCGAGGGGGACTTGATTCGGCTTACTGATCTCCCACCGTGGCTTTCGCATGAGGACGTAGACCTGATTGTTGAGGGCTACTCCGAAGTGCTTGAGCCTTACCGCTGGGAAGTCACGCTGAACTGTTCCCCGGGCGGTCCCTGGAACGTGGCGCAGGCCGACAACCCGACGCACGCCATTAAGGCCGACACGGATGGAACGCTCCTGACGGTCCCTGTGGGCGCTACGGATACCAGGGTGGTTACGCAGGTCACGGCCGGGCCGATGTGGACGGAGGACGCCAGCGAGAGCCCGTGGGAGGTCGACATCACGGGGGAGCGCATGCGCGTTGACGCTGTGGGCGCGATGCTAAACGGCAACCCGTGGCTTGACTCGTCGGTTTCCGGCTGGACTGCCGCCGCTGGTTCGGTTGCTTGGTCTCAGGCAATCGTTCACCCAAAGGGTTCGGGTTCCATGCTGCTTACGCCCGGCGGTTCCGCCGAGTCGCACTCCGCTGACGCTGATCTGTCCCCGGTCGGAAGCGTCACCCCTGGCGTACTGCACAAGCTCTGCGGTTGGTTCTATTCGCCCACGGGCTCGCCGGATATCCGGCCGTCTGTCCACTGGTACACGGACGCTGGGGTTTTTATCAGCACGTCCGGCATTGCTCAGCCTGCCGTCCCGGCGGGGAAGTGGACCTACTTGGAAGCGACGGCGACCGCCCCTGCAACGGCTGGCCGCGCGAAGATGCGGGCCCGTCAGGGTGGGACACCCCCAGTTAGTCAGGTGTTCTATGCGTGGGGGCTCCGTCTGCTAGGCCCGGGTGGTGGCCGGTCGGTATCCGACAGCTTCAGTCGCACGGTGGCCAACGGTTGGGGGACGGCGGACACGGGGCAGGTGTGGTCGTTCACGGGCGGTGTGGCAGCCGACTACGCCACTAACGGCACGGTCGGTCAGCACGTCATGAACACGCGCAACACGCTCCGGTACACAACCGCCCCATCGCCTAGCGCTGACGTGGATGTGTCGACCGATTGGGCGATAGACAAGACGGCGGTAGCTGACTCCAACTACGCGTTCCTAATGGCCCGTTACACGGATACGACGCACTTGTATTTCGCGCGTGTTCAGGTGGTGGGCGGTACGCAGGCGATGACGCTGACTATCCGGAAGCGCAACGGTGCCGAGGTTCAGGTGGGCGGTTCATTCGCCCTAGGCACCTACACGGCAGGCACGTACTACACGCTGCGTCTGTCGGTCATCGGCTCGACGCTTAGCGCTAAGTGCTGGCAGCGAGGGACCAAGGAACCGGACGCGTGGCAGATCGTCACAACTGACACTGATCTGACGGCCGTTGGGTCGGTCGGCTGTCGCTCGCTGGTGGGCTCGGCGTCCACGCAGACGCTTCCGCTAACGGCCTCATTCGACAACTTCACCATCAACAATTCACAGCGGTTCAGCGTCACGCGGGCGATGAACGGCGTCACTAAGGCCCATTCGGCCGGTGAATCCGTGGCCCTTTCCCGCCCCGCTATCGCGTCCCTTTAGGAGGATCTCTCTTGGTTGCAACTCCGGTTAATGAATGGCTACCGGGCATGGACATTACGGCCGGTCGGCTGGAATCCATGAATCAGCGCTCGTGGCTAATGGTGACCAACTACGGGGCGGACGCTTCCGGCGCTGTCAACGCGGATGCTGCAATCCAGCTTGCGCTTAACGACGCACGTGATACCGGCGGGGCATGGGTCCTGGTTCCGCCGGGCACGTACCTGATTGGTGCCACGCTGCGTATCTACAACAACACGCGGCTGACACTCATGCAGGGTGCGGAGTTCCGGCGCAACCATGGCGGAACCATGATGCTGAACGGTGACGCCGGGCAGGCTTTCGGCGGATACACGGGTAATGGCGACATCACCATTGAGGGCGGCCTATGGAACATGCGCGGCACCACGCCGGGTATGACGGGCTCGGCCATGTGCATATCGATCGGTCACGCTGAGAACATCACGATTCGCGATCTGGAAATCCGGGACCTACCCGGCTACCACGGCATTGAGCTGAACTCGACGATTCACGGCACCATCGCTGACTGTCGCTTCCGTGGCTACATTGACCCCGGGGGCCGCGACTTTTCCGAGGCTGTCCAGCTCGACCTAGCCAAGGGGGCGGGGGAGTTCGGCGGTTTCGGCCCGTACGACCACACCCCGTGCGAGGACATCACGGTTACCGGGTGCTACTTCGGTGGCAGCGGAACGGCTGGAACTACCGCATGGCCGCGCGGAGTTGGGTCTCACTCGGCGACGATCACCAAGTATCACCGGCGTATCCGAATCAGCGATTGCGCCTTTGAAGGTGTCCTACAGTACGGCGTCAGCGCCTACAACTGGGAGGATCTCACGGTGACGGGCAACACGTTCAACTCGTGCGGTAGCGCTGTCCGTTGCCGGTCGGTCATCAAGACTGATACGGAAGACACCAAGTTGCCGGATGGCACGCAGACGAACGAGTCTCAGGTGATGCGCAACATCACGGTGACGGGCAACACCATGCGCGAGGGTCTCGGCTATGACGCTGCGATCATTGTGCGCGGGGAGGTCAACACCGGCACGGTGCTAAACGTGACGATCGTCGGCAATGCGATGGACACCACCACGGCCGGGCAGGCTGGAATTCAGATGGTGTACGTGTCGCGGGCAACGGTCGGCGACAACGTCATTGCGAACGTCGACGGGACCGGGGTCAGCGGCACCAACCTGAACAACGTGAACGTTGACGGAAACGTGATTTGGCGCGCAGCCAGCTACGGCGTGACGATGAACTCTAGCGACAACTCCAACGTGCTGAATAACCAGATTCGCGACCCTGGAAAGGGCGGCGTCTACGCCGAGACCGCCTCGGATATTCAGGTGCGCGGGAACTTCATTCAGGGCGCTGCGTTCCTCGGCGGAACCTACTCGGGTATCCGATATTTCGGCACTAACAGCAACCTGGTAACCAGCGGCAACAAGGTTCGGCGCAACCCGACCGGTACCAACGCTGAGAGTGCGTACAACGCCTCGTCTACGTCTACAGCGCTGAGCCGCTACGGCAACGACTTCCGGCCCGGTTCGGGTACATGGGCGGCGGGCGCTATTCAGGAAACAGCGGGCAACGTGCAAACGGTAGCTACCGACATCACGACCTAATCACCTTCCCGGCCCCGTCGGGTGACCTACTGAAATGAGTAGGTGCCCGGCGGGGCTCCATCATGAAAGGACACTCATGTCTCGCATGACTGGCGCTACTTGGCGCCCCATTCCCGCCAACTTCACGGCCGGGGGTCAGGACTCCGTTCGCGGCGTCGTGATTCACATCATGGCTGGCTCGCTGGCTGGCACGGACTCTTGGTTCCGCAACCCTAAGGCTCAGGCATCCTCGCACTTCGGTACCGGCAAGGCTGGCGCGCTGTACCAGTGGGTTGACACTAAGGACCGTGCTTGGGCGCAGGCTGGCGGCAACCGGACGTGGCTCAGCGTCGAGAACGAGGGACAGGGCGGCGACTCGCTGACGTCCGCCCAGATGGACCGTTGCGCCGAAGTGCTGGCGTGGGCTCACAAGGTTCACGGCGTGCCGCTACAGCTAGCTTCCGGCCCCTCCGGTACGGGTCTGGGTTATCACGCGATGGGTGGCGCTGCGTGGGGTGGTCATACTTCCTGCCCCGGTTCCAAGATCGTGGCTCAGCTTCCGGAGATCCTCAAGCGCGCTAAGGCTCTAGCTGGTGGCTCGACCACGACCCCTAAGCCTGCCGCTCCCACGCGCAAGGTGTCGCTAAAGAACATCGTTGCCGCTGCTAAGGCTGACCCTAAGGCGGCGCAGGGCAAGGGTGTGCACGAGTCTGACACCAAGATTGTTGAGGCTGCACTCCGGTCCGCTGGCCTACTCGCTGCGGCCTACGCATCGGACGGTGCTTACGGGACTGTCACGGTCAAGGCTTACGCCGCGTGGCAAAAGCGTCTCGGCTACAGCGGTAAGGATGCTGACGGCATTCCCGGTAAGTCCACGCTGACGGCTCTAGGCGCTAAGTACGGCTTTTCTGTCGTCGCATAACGGGGGACTGGCATGCCAGAGCAAGACCCGCTAGGAGTCAACATCAGCGCGCGCGAAATCTATGACCAAATCGTAGGTCTGCGGGATGACGTGCGTTCGCTGGTTCAGTCGAATGCGGCAGTACAAACCACGCTCGACGATCACGAGACTCGCATCCGTTCCGTAGAACGTTGGAAGTACGCGGTACCGACCGCGACAGTTGGCGCCATTGTCAGCGCCGGAATCACCATCGCTAAGGCCCTAGGGGCGTAGCGCTCTGTAAGTGGCCGGTGTCCGCCGTGTCCTATTTCGCATAGTTCACCCGATGCCGGCCGAAACCCAAATTTTTACTCTACGTAAGGAACAACATGGGCGACCACAGCGCCGAGAACGGTCCGCTAAAGCAGATGGCACTAGACGCCGGGGCGTATGTCTGGCGCAACCGCAGGAAGATTGCGGCGGGTGTCCTGGTGGCGCTTCCGCTGCTGTCCCGCTACTTCCCGGGATTCCCCGTTGACGACGTCGTGAAGGTGGTCCGGCTCTTCCTAGGCGCCTAGGAAACCCTTGCTCTCCCCGTGTAGTAGCTGCCCCACCTACGCAGGGAGAGACCATGGCGGACATTGCACTGATTGGCCGGGCACGTAGCGGCAAAGACACCGTTGCGGCCCGGCTAGTCGCACAGGGCTATACGCGAGTCGCGTTCGCCGATCCGCTCAAGGCAGCACTACTGGACATGAACCCGTACGTGCCCACGGGCTACGGGGTTACGGTCCGGCTGCAAGCGCTGATCGCTGACGTGGGTTGGGACTACGCAAAGGACAACTACCCGGAAGTGCGGCGTCTCTTGCAGCACACTGGGCAAACCGTGCGGGGGATGGACGCCGGGTTTTGGGTGACTGCCGCGCTGGACGTCATCGCTGGCATTTGGTCGCCGGTCGTCGTCTCGGATGTCCGGTACCCCAATGAGGCCGAGGCCCTGAGGGTGCGCGGTTTCCGGATCGTGCGCATCGTCCGGCCTGACACTGCACCCCTTCCCGACGGTGCCTCAGCGCATGACAGCGAAACGGCGCTCGACAACTACCCGGTTGATTCCCTGATCTACAACGTCGGAACCCTCGCAGACCTAGCGCTGCGTGCCGATGCGCTGACCTCTCGCTAGAAATCTTTCACCCCTCTTGGCTTGTGCATCTGCGCAGGTCAAGGGGGGTTTTCTGCGTTCCGGGGGCGGGCCGGGTACCTACTCTTTTCAGTATGTGGGTTGTGCGGGCCCCTCCGGTGCCTTAGCGTTCCACCTGTCAGCACAACGGCAGCAACAAGGGGAGTCACCATGGAGTACGGCCGCAACAAGAAGATGATCCACATCATCGCCCCGGCTACGCCCGGCGTTTCGATCTGCGGCCCCAAGGTTGCGGAAGCTGTTCCGGCCGAGGGTGTCACGGTTGCAACCCTCTGCGCGCTGTGCCTGGTCATCCGCAAGGAGGCTGAGAAGATCGGCGATTCTGACTTGACCCGGGTTGACGCCGCCGGTATTGTGAGCCGCCTCAAGGCCACCGCCCGGGGGGCCGCTAGCAAGGGGAGCAGCGACATGGCTACGGACCACAGCGCAACGATTGAGCAGATCGCGGCGAACATCGAGCGCCTGCCCTCGCTCGTTGAGGCTGACAACGAGGACGGTGCGAAGGAACTGGTGGACGAGACCGAGGCGCTGATTTCCGGCCTCCCGTCCCGGGGTAACGCGCCGGTCGAGCCTAAGAAGACGTGGGCGAAGTACAAGCAGGACTCTCGCGACGCGTACCGCGCTGCCGCTAAGGCCGTGGAGAAGCCGGAGCCCAAGCCGGTCAAGGCGGAGGTAGTCAAGCTCTCGACCGAGGACTACCACGCCGCCGAGGGTGTCCAGGACCTGGTTACGCAGGGTGCAAAGCTGTTCGCGGAGGGTGTGCGTACGCACATCAAGTTCTCGAACATGGCAACCGACATCGCCCGAATCCTGCTGGGCATGCGTGTCCGGATGACCGATAAGACCGGCGTGCCCGACATCAAGGCCACGTCCAAGGGTGCCCGGCAGGCGAGCCAGGACATGTACGCGGAGGCCGGGAAGCTGTTCCTTGCTGACAGCGAGCTGAGCGAGGATGAGGCCAAGCAGCACGTTGCCAAGCTTCAGAAGAGCGTGCAGAACGCCATGCCGACGGTCCGCGCTGAGTACCTCGCCGAGCTGGACAGCAACGAGACGGAGGCGGCGCGGTTCGAGCTGATCACGGGCTCGGAAAAGTCCAAGGGTCAGACGGTCTCCGAGGCCGTGGCCGAGCACTACGGCGTGCCGCTGATGAGCCGGTACGAGCTGGAAAAGTCTCGGAACGCGGACACGGACGGCGACACCGACAGTGACGAGTCGGACGCGGAGGGTGAAGGCGCCAGCGAGGCGGCCACCCCGGCAGACCAGGTCGGCGCGTTCTTCGCTAAGGCGGAAAGCAACATCGAGCGCGCTAAGAAGGTCGTTGCTAAGGCCAAGGATGACGACGCGGCGCGTGACAGCTTCAAGGCCCAGATTGACGCCATGATCGCTGAGCTGGCCACCCTTAAGGCCGGTCTGTAGGACTACCGCTAGGCCCCGGGTTCATCGCGAACCCGGGGCCCTTCCCATGAAAGGCGCACTAGTTGTGGACACGTGGTCAGCCCGGGTGGTCAGTCTTCAGAGCGGGGCTGTTATCGGGCAGCGCGAGTTGGACAGTGCAGAGACGGCGGCGGCGCATCTGCTGGTGCTGCTGACCATGCACGGATGGAAGGGCGACCGGGAAGCTACGGCCCGGCGTTTGGCGGACGGGACCCCGGAAGACTTCAAGGGGCTGTCCTACCGGGTGGTGCCCCCGTCCGTGGTGTCAGCGTTCAAAGATGAACTCAACAAGCTAGGAGAGAGCCAGTCATGACGGATCGTCCCTGGATGCTGTTCGAGACAGCCGACGATGGTTTCATTCACGCGGCGCCCAAGTCTGGCGGAGACACCTACTGCGGACAGCGCCCCACGTACCCCGTCGGCGGTTCCGGTGATCCGACGTGTTCCGGCTGCAAGCACGAGACCCGCGCATGGGAGTTGAAGCAGCAGTGAACACCTACCAGTTCGGTATCGGCCCGGACGATGAGCTAGACCACGTGACCAGCGGGACCAACAAGCACAAGGCACTCTGCGGCGCGCGTCTAACGTCCTGGTGGACCGAGGGGCAACAAGACCCCGTGACGCGCAAGTGGTGTGCGTACTGCCAGACCGAGGCTGCGTACGTGGACACTGTTACGTGCGCTGCCCCTGAGTGTGACAGTGGCCCTCAGCATGGCGCCGCCTACTGCTTGCGGCACGCACGCCCCTGATAGGCCCTCTCAGCCCCTCTCAACCCCGCTAGGTCCCCGTGACCCGGCGGGGTTTTTTCATGCCCGCAGACGGCCGTACAGGGCCGCGTGTAGTTGGGCCAGCACCAAGGATCAGCGAACAAGCCCCTGACCTGCTGTTTGTGTAGTTGTGTATTTGGTGTACCCGAATCACACATCTCTAAGGAACTCCCTAAGGCATACCGGGATTGGGTGCACCACGTACACAAATACATGCGGGCAACCCTTGCGCTCCCTAGTCGCTGTAAGCACCGACGAAAGGGGCCCCAGTGGCTATCAAGACGACCGAGGGCAAGGGCCCGCGCTTCTATTTCGACACCGACAATCCCGCCGTGAAGCTGCCCGGCGTAACCAGCATCGTCGGCATGCTCCCTAAGCCGTTCCTCACATTCTGGGCCGCGAAGATGGCTGCGGAACTCGCTGTGGATTCGATCGAATTCATTCAGCAGATGGTTGACCGGGGAGGCCGGGCGGGGGCCGTTCAGTACGTGAGCGGAGCATCCCGCCGGTACACCAAGGAACGCAGCGACATCGGCTCTGAGGCACACGACCTGTTCGAGCGCATGATCAGGGGCGAGCGAGTCGGCTACGTGTCCCGCGATATGGACCCGTACAAGCGCCACTTTGGCGAGTTCCTTGACGCTGTCCAGCCCGAGCTAGTCCGCGCCGAGGATGTGGCCTGGTCTGACACCCATCAGTACGCCGGATCGTTTGACGGCATCCTGCGTCTGCGTCTCGACGAGAACGGCAAGCCTGCGCCGGACGGGGAACCGGCCCTGGTAATTGCTGACTGGAAGACGGGCAAGAACACATACCCGGACGTGGCCCTACAGATGAGCGCCTACGCGCACGCTGACAAGGTGATTAGCCCGGACGGCGTCGCCGAGCCCATGCCCGACTTTGACGGCGCTGTGGTGCTGCACATCACCCCGGACGTCTGCGCGTTCAAGCCGGTGCGGATCGATAAGGCGGACGTGTTCGCCCAGTTCCTTCACCTGCGGGAAACGTTCGAGTGGGACCGCAAGGTTTCCAAGACTGTTCTTGGGGATCCGATTTGGTCCGCTGGCGATGACCTGGTGACGGGCACTCAGCGGCGAGCGGCGCGGTAACCGACTCGCTAGGTGGCAGTGAGGGGGGCGGCGGGTGGCTGGACCGGCCAAAGGGCCGAGAGATCCCCGCCCCTCGCTTCCCTCCATTTCAGACCTAATTACAGACTCCGGGAGTATCCGTATGGCCCTTCGCATCTTTGACACCGACCCCGACGCTAAGCCGGTTCAGCGGGTACAGACCACGACGTATGAGCGTGCCGCTTTCCAGTTCCGTACCGGCATGCAGGTGCCCGACGAGCGCAACCCGAAGCGCATGAAGGGAATCAGCCTCCCGAATTGGCGAGTTGTCGCCGAGGATGAGCAGATCACGGACGGAATCGCGGAGCTGTTCGGCGGTAAGTCTGAGGAATTCGACCCGGCTAAGGCTATGCCGTGGCACGTCCTGACCGAGACGAACAGCATTGAGGTTGTCATTGACGGCTCTAAGGCCGTTGAAGACAAGTTGGTGCAGTGGGGTGGGCCTGGTGGCCCCTCGCATGAGTGTGACGGCGAGTTCTCGCTACTGCCGGAGGATAAGGGCGCGCCGTGTGGTTGCCCGAAGACCCTCAAGGAGCGTAAGGCCCGCGCGTCCAACAACCGTGGCCCTAAGCCGAGCATCAACATTGAGTTCAAGCTCGCTGGTGTCGGTGAGGATCTCGGTAAGGGCAAGCTGATCGCTACCGCGTGGTCCCTCGCTGAGGTGATCCACGAAATCAAGAATGCCCTTAACGCTGTCGACGGCCCGGCACTGTGCCGACTTGAGATCGAGCACGTCTCGTACATCAGCAAGATTCACGGCCCGGTGGATTACTACTGGCCGAACGTTGTGGTGCTCGGTTCGTACAACGATGCGATCGCCGAGGAGCGTTAACCCCCATGCCGCTGAATGGTGTTCAGGCGGCGAACGTGCGCAAGGTGCTGGCTAGCGGCTCTGATGAGTTTGTTAGCCAGCCCCTTTGGGCCTTCCGCCCCTCCTATCGCCCGCACGTCCTATACGAGCGTTCCCGGCGTCATCTACTTCAGAACGACCCTGAGCCGTCGGGTGATCCGGAGTTTTCCTAGTGGCGTACATCTTCCGTCCCGAATGCGATCCAAGGAGAGAGAATATGGCGGAGTTCAAGACGGGCGACAAGGTTAAGTACAGCGGCATGGTCATGCCCGC